GAAGATTTGGCCATGGCGTTAGCCGTGGCCAGTACTCCCGAGAGGGAGAGTAACTATACTCTGGCTGAGTGTATCCATGCCAGGTATGTGCTCCGCGCGTTGGATTGGTCGGTGCCACTTGATGTGGCGTTTGGCACTGCCGATGAACGCCTGGGGAGATACGCGACAGGTGAGTCCTGCTTCGCGCTGGTAGTCGGCGGCATTGTGGCAACCGGCTGCTGGAACTCGCTAAAGATCTGGTTGAGGAACCGCACTATGCGTGTCACCATAAGCAGGATCGATGGAGCGAGTAGAACCCGCACGAAAGTGCGGAATTTTGTACTTCAATCCGGCCGGGAAGCCCAGTCTCCTAACCACGGGCATCCCATTTTGGCCGGTGCAAGGTACAACGTCCTTAGACAGGAAGTCGAGTGGTGCCGCGCAAACGGCATCACGCTGTTCGACACATCGTCAGATCCCCGCACGCGGTCTCTTGGGCTGCGTGGCAGGCGCGACGTGTATTGGATGGCTGACAGCCTGAACGAGGACCCGGGTGACTCGATTGGCAAAGATGATTGGCTCCTGATGAACGACAGCCTCAATTATGTGGAGGATCTGGGTACGTACGGGAGGCGCAATTTTATTGCCAACACCTTCACACCCCGCCACCTGGCCTTGAACCAGGAAGAGCGTGTGTATTACTTTCGCAATGAGAGCGAGGTAGTTACAGAGGTCACTGGAGGCATGGTCTACGTTGAGAAGGTCTATGACTTCTCGATGGACAAGATCATAATCGAGGCTCCCACATACCTGTCTTGGCTCTGGACTGGCGATCGGGCTTGGGTGGTTGCGTTGGACCGCTTAAGTTTTCCTGATGATCCAGAGCGCCAGGTCGTCATCGGCATTGTAGAAGCCCGGCTGCATGCTCCACTCTGGGTGTACAGGTGGCTGACGCGGTTCGAATACCCCGTCGGAATGCAGAGGGTCAGCAATGTCGTGCAGGAGGGGCCGTTCCTCCTAATGCGGACGAGGCGTGACGGGCGCGACTATGTGTCGCTTAAGCCCGCAGCCTCCACGGTGCCGAAGTCCGTGGAAATACCCGCAGACGTCCTGGAGACTTGGAAGGCAAAGGCTGACGCCTCCACCGATGACGTGCTTCACGCCACGGTCGTCAGCTGGTTCCGGGTTTACAAGACAGAAGTAGCGCCGGACCCGTTCCTTGTGGACGCGGTTTGCCGCTATTTGCGGCTTCGGACCGTTCCCGAGTTCCATGCCCTCAATTATACCCCTGTGCGCCACGGGGGTTATCACGAGTGTGTGGCTAAGGCCAAGCTCGTGGCACCACCCCTAGTACCACCTGGGGTAGTGCCCACTTTCGGACGTGAGAGTGATGAGGAGTGTGTCTCGGGGCGGATCGAGGTGGTGAAGAACCTTGGGGCCGGACTGCCATCCGACATCAAGGGGTCACTGCGGCTGGTTCCGCTGCTCTTCGTGGCAGTGGCGGGCAAGTGTGTGCCCGTAAGCGTTGAGGAGGTGATTCTCAAGGCGAAGACGCCAGCGCAGAAGGTGAAGTGGACGAGAGCGGCCATGTTGGCCGACCCTGATTCGGTTCCATTCGTGGATGCACCGTTTCAGAAGAGGGAGGTGTACGTCAAGGAGACGACACCTAGGGCTATTCATGATTGCCCTGCTGCACATGCGGTTAAGTTAGGCCCGTACACAGCGCCCCTGCTCGTCGCTTTCATTGAGTGCCACCACGTACTCGTCGGCCAGAACTCTGTTGGGGTTGGCCGTGTCCTTCGGGACATGGTGGACTTACCCGGGTTTGAGCCGGGGCGGAAGTACACGCTCTCGGAGATCAAGAGGGGTCCATGGGCCATATTTGGCGATGATGGGCTCATTAAGATCAGTGAGCAGTGGTATGTCACGGATTGGTCCAGGTTGGACGGGTCAATCCATCCGCTTGCGCGGAACGTGCTCAAGGACTGTGCCCGGAGAGCGTTCAGCCACGAGGATTCGGAGCGGTTCTGTGCGCTCATTGACGAAGAGGTTGACGTTAATGCCCGGACTGCCACTGGTGTGGAGTTCAATACAGGGCATATGGTCACCTCGGGTAGCAAGATTACCACAATACTTGGCACAACAGGTAATGCCATGGTGATTGTTGCGTCGCTGACCACAGGGCGTCCGATTGAGGAGGTTGCAAAGGAGTTCGGCATGGAGCTTAAGATTGCCCCAGCCGGAGAAGCGGGCCTGGAGATACTGTCACGGTATTACCCAGACCCGAGGCAGAGTCTGGTGTCTGCCGCGGATGTGAAGAAGGCTCTGGCCAAGATACCGGTGGTATTCAAGGGCCAGGACCTCCGCGACAAAGTCCTTGGTTATTTAGCCACTGACCGGGACACGCCAGTTCTTGGTGAATATCTGTTAGCGCTCAAGCGCATATTCAATTTCCGTGATTTGACACTGAAGGACCGAAAGCGGATGTGGAACACGGACAGGGATATGGCATGGCGCATTACGGATGCTCCAAATCTGCCCAGAAATGAGAAGTATGAGCTAGAGAGGGAGCTCCTTCTAAAGTGTGTGGCTGCACAATTGGGCACCGAAATCGGGGATGTCCA